CGCTTGGCAGGCCAAGGCGACAATGCTTGCGACAGCTAACTATTCGTGAGTATTTGCGCTTGACGCCGAAACTCATTGTGATAATAAGTATCGGTGTTCAACGCAGAAACTACTGATGGCAAAACTTTCCGACCTTATTGACGTAACCGAAATTTACTCGGAAATTCCGGGGAATTCGCTCCGTCAACTGACGCGCCATATCCGCGAGGCGGGCTTGATTTCGTCCGGAGGGAGAGGCCCCGGCGGCGCGGAGATGATAGTGCCAGATGTTGTTAATCTGCTCATTGGTCTAGCCTCCCCAACAGCGAAAGATGCGCCAGTGCATATCTCCCGTTGTAGAAATGCGATGCTTGATAGCGGAGATCGTTTCGGTAGCGGAAATGACAGCCATGTTTTTCAAGACGAAGATTTCGGCCATGCGTTAGAATCGCTGGTTGGATTCGCGGCTTATGGACACGATCAGTTTGGCGGCAATTTCGAAAAAAATAAAGTTCATTACTATGAAGTAACGATAAGCCGTGTTCCAAATGTTTCTTACGTTGAAGCAAGTATAACGCTCGACTCAATCGATAGCAAAACTTGGAAATACGATTTTTTCGAAAACAACAAAATAGGAACTCCGAAATTTAGTCCAAACATTATAAACCAAATTACCATTAAGAAAAATTTGATAGACGCTTGTTCTAAAGTTATTTTGCAAGGCTTCGACCTTGTCCCGAATTTGATGCATCACCCCCACAACAAACGGGTGATTTCAAAATGAGTTTTCGCCCACAAAAACGGGGTGCGCGGCGCATCCTAAGCCAAGCCTTTTTGCAGGGGCGAACTGGAACTCCGAGCCAGCGAAAACTGCAATCAGGCAACGCCGCAGCCAACGTCGCGAGACAGTCGGTATTTATATTTCACAATTCATATTCGCCCGAGAGAAAAGGGTGTGCGGCGCATCCTTCCACAAGCTTTTTTGTAGGGGCGAAGGGGCATTCCTCCCTCATAATTCTGCAATCAAGCACCGCCGCAACAACCCGCCAACGTCGCGAGACCGTCGGGAATCTCTGCGCGGGGGCATCACGCCCCCGCCCGATAGAAGGATTAAATCTATGACGAAATTAGCAGAACTTCTTGAGCGCCGAAGTGCGCTTATTGCCACGATGAAAACCCATGAAGCCGACGGCGGCGAAGCCTTTGACAATGCAAAATCTGAACTCGGTAACGTTACCGGACAGATTGAGCGCGCACGAGCGGTTGAAAACGCCGAACGTCAAGAGCGCGGCAATCCGATTTCAGGCGACCCAAAACTGTCGACAGAGTTGCGTTCGAATTTTTCGCTCGTTCGCGCCCTTGCCATGCAAGCTGGATTGAGCGGACATGACTATGGCTTTGAACGCGAGGTGCAACCCGAACTTGCCAAGCGGGCAGGAAAAGCAGCCGAAGGCGTTATGGCACCGCTGGAATTGTTCCTCGAAAAACGCGTCCTAACGTCCACCCTGCCTGTTGGCGGACCCGGCGCAAATCTTGTGCAGACGGAGCTAAATGGCGAATTGTATTTCGACAGGCTGCGCGCCGCAATGAAGGTGCAATCTCTTGGGGCAAGAATCCTGAACGGTCTTGTGGGCAACGTCGATATTCCGGGACTTAAAACTTCATCGACAGTCGGATGGGTTGCGGAAAACGCGGCACTTACGTCGAGCGATCCCGAATATCGCAAAGTCAGCATGACGCCAAAACATGCCGGCGCCATCACCGAAGTCAGCCGCAACATGTTGCAACAGGTATCGCCCGACATTGAAACCTTAATCAGGGCCGATTTCGCAGCCTTGCTTGCGGACGCGGTAGATAGGGCCGCTATCTTCGGCACCGGCACAGGGGCGCAGCCACGGGGCATTTTAAGCACCGCTGGTATTGGCACCGTTGCAATGGGCACCAATGGCCTTGCCATGACAGTTGACACGCCAGCGGACGTCATGTGCCGGATTGACATTGCAAACGCCCCTGCAACCTCACGCGGGTTCCTCACAAACAGTAAAGTCATGGGTGCGGCAATGAAATTGAAGGACTCGGAAGGCCGACCATACGGATTACAGCAGGTTTTCCAAAATCAGCGCGTCGAGTTTTCGAACAATGTGCCAAGCAACTTAACAAAGGGCACAGGCACAAATCTTTCGGCGCTTATTTACGGCAACTGGGATGATTTGCTTATCGGTTATTGGTCAGCATTCGACTTGTTGGTCAACCCGTATGAGGCCACCGCCTATGCCAAGGGCAATGTTTCGATTCGCGCCATGCTAACGTGCGACGTAAACGTGCGGTACGCCGAGAGTTTCGCGGCCGCCACGGACATTGTAGCCTAATGTCCGGGCAACCCCCCATAGCCATCGAGCGGCGCGCATTTTCCGAAATGCGCGCCGTTGCGTCACAGCGGCGAATTGAGGGCTATGCCGCAACCTTTGGCAGCACGGCCAAGCTTGGCGAGTTTTCGGAAACGATACAGCCAGGCGCATTTCGTTCAGCACTCGCTGGCGACATTCTCGCGCTTATGGATCACGATCCGGGGCGCGTTCTCGGTCGAACGCGATCAGGCACGTTGCGGCTATCCGAAGATAGCCGCGGCTTGGCCTTTTCGCTCGACCTTCCCGACACGCAAGCGGGGCGCGATATTCTCGCCCTTGCCGAGCGCGACGATCTGGGCGGCATGTCATTCGGCTTTTTGGTCCCCCCGAACGGTGAATTTTGGGAAGGATCGACCCGCAACTTGCGCACCATCGACTTGAAAGAAATTTCAGTTGTGAGCGCGTTCCCTGCCTATCCGGACACGAGCATTGCATTGCGGTCTAGGGCATTTGTCGATGATCGAGCGCGCCGCCGCCGAGCCATCGCAATAGCGGAGGCAAGCCAATGGGTATGATGGACAAAATTGCAGCCACCATGGGCTATGAAAAACGGGCAGCGGACCCAAGCTGGGCCGCGCTGGGCAGCAATGTGGGCTATCCCGCCACCCTATCAGCGCGAGCGAGCGAGAACCTCTCTTCGGTATTGGGTTGCGTCACCGCCATTTCAACTGCCCTCGCATCGATCCCAGCCCTTGTTTATCAGGTGACTGATAACGGCCGCAAAGAGATCGAGAGCCACCCGCTGCGAAACCTTATTCGCAACGGCGCTAACGAGGGTATGAACTGGCCCGACTTTATCGAACATTGGGTTGCATCGACCTTGCTAACCGGCAACGGATTAGCGCAGATTGAGCGCGACAGCCGTGGGCAAGTTTCAGCCCTCCGATATATCCCTTGGCAATGGGTGAGTGTCGTCGAACTACGAACAGGCAGACTGGCCTATGACGTTTCAGACGGCAAAGGAAAATCATGGCGCTTGCTGCAAAGCGAAGTGCTTCACTTGCGGGACCGGACCGATAATGGGCTTGTCGGGCGATCACGGTTAAGCCGCGCGGCTAACACCGTTGCAGCCATTACCGCGAGCAATGATTTCGCCCGCGAATTTTTGATAAACGGCGCACAGCCAAGCGGCGTCATCAAGTCACCCGCCGTGCTTTCACTGGAGCAAATGAAAAACATCAAAGCCCAATTTCAAGAGCGATATAGCGGTGCGAAAAACGCCGGTCGAACGCTTGTTCTTGATAACGGGCTGGATTGGAGCGCAGCGCAAGTTTCACCCGAAGACGCAGAGTTGCTCGAAACCCGCAAATTTGGCGTCGAAGAAATTTGCCGATTGTTTCAGGTTCCCCCACCGCTGGTGCAAGATTATTCGAATAACACTTTTACGAATAGCGAGACGGCGGGACGTTGGTTTGCCATGTTTTGCCTCACACCCTGGGCGCGCAAAATCGAAGCCGAATTTTGCCGGAGCCTATTCTCCAGCGCCTCAAAATTAGAGATGGAACTTGACCTCACTGGATTTCTTCGCGGAGATCCTGCGACCCGTTGGCAAGCACACGCCATTGCCCTTGCGAATAACGTCCTTGATCCGAATGAGGTTCGCCAAGTCGAAGGATGGAATCCGAGAGCGGAGCAAGCGCTATGACAAATATCTTCAAATTGCCCGCGCTTTACTCGGAAGCCGAAGCGGCTGAATGCCTCAACATATCCGTCGGGACATTGCAGCGGATAAGGCGAGAGGGCCGAATCCGATACCGACGTTTCGGCACTGGCGACGGCCGTATCAAATACACGCTGGACGATCTTAACGACTACATCGAACGCATAACGGAGGGCGGATGGCACAGAAAACAGCAAGAGCGGGACAAGTCGGACCCTATTGGCTTTCTAAACGTCCCGGCAGCGACAACTGGTATAGAACATGGTTCGACACCGCCGCTCGACAAACACGCCGCGTCTCGCTTGGCACAGACGACTTTGAACAAGCCCAAGACGCCCTCATTCAATGGTTTGTGGAAAACCGCAAGATCGTTGAACAATCACCCGGACAAATAACGGTTGCCGAGCTGCTGGTGCGTGATTTCAAATCTCGCTCCAGCGGCTTGGTGAGCGCCAATGCCGTTAAGACGTCGCTAGGTTATTGGACCGACTTTTTCGAAGGGGCGTCGATAGCAGACATCAATGCGCAGACCGTTCGCGCTT